TTGGTATGGGTCTAGATTATGATGATATGCGAGACCCATCTGTTATGAAGTCATAATTTTAAAAAATAGGCTTTTTATGCTATAATTGACATAACCTAATATAGGAGGAAAAGTGGCAGTAACAACTCATGAACCAAAGAAAATCAAACTTATTGATGGTACAGAAATAGAGATTAAGCCTTTAAAAATCTCACTTTTGAAGCCATTCACTAAGAAGTTTCAAGAGTTGGCAGCAGTGGCGGATGACAATGATAAGTCTATGGATATTCTCATTGACTGTGTAATGATTGCTTTCCAGCAATTTGCACCAGCATATGCAGAAGATCGTAAAAAGGTAGAAGATAGTATTGATCTTCCTACCGTTTATCAGGTCATAGAGACAGCCTCTGGAATCCAACTTGCAGATGCAGCCGATGTGCTCAATGCAATGAAATAATAATTTAAGAAGGTGCTAAATTGGCAGTAGATAATTATAACAGTAACATTAATGTTAATGTTAATACTGGCCAATCGCTTGCAGAACTTCGTCGTCTGCAAGCAGCACTTTCTGAATTTAATCAAGCCGTAGTTCGTGGCAATCGTAATGCCGCAATTAGTCAAGAGGCAATTAACTCAAGACTAATTCAACAGGTAAATTCTATTCAGGGTTTGTCTGCAGCCCAAGCAAGAATTACTGGAACTACCGAAAGATTTACAACAGCCCTAGAGCGAAACAAACTAACTCTACGTGAGTATGCTAGATATTCTGCTGCAGGACTTTTAGAGGGTGGATTAGGCAAAACGTTAAGCAAGCGTGTAGGGTTAATTAGAAATGCGTTTGCACAAGAAAGAACAATTTTACGTAGAGCGTATGAAGATAGAGTAAAACTATTACAATCTCAGTGGATTAGATTAACAAAACCTGGAATTGCTGGTGGGACTGAAGGCTTAAGGATTACTCCAACAACTCTTAAGTCAATGGATGACTTTGCTACAAAAACTCAGTTGGCAGCACAAAGAATGCAGATACTAAATGCAACAATGCGACAGGGTGCTACAGGACTAATTAACTGGGGTAAAAATACACAGTGGGCAGGCCGTCAGTTGATGGTTGGTTTGACGATGCCACTAGTTATGCTTGGAGTTACTTCTGCAAAAGTCTTTAGAGAAATGGAAATGGCAACACTCCGTTTTCGTCGTGTTTACGGCGATCTTTTTACAAGTGAAACAGAAACAAATGCAGCAGTTAATAATATTATGCGAATTGGACAAGAGTTTGCTAAACTTGGTATTCCGATCAAAGATACTATGGAAATGGCTGCGGATGCTGCAGCAGCAGGTTTTGGTGGCAAGGCATTAGAAGCACAGGTTACTCAAGCAAACAAACTTGCAGTACTTGGACAAATTGAGCAACAACAGGCACTAGAAACAACTATTTCTTTGCAAAATGCTCTTCAAATTTCTACAGAAGATTTAGCATCTAGTATTGACTTTTTAAACGCAGTTGAAAACCAAACTGTTGTATCGCTTGATGATATCACCATTGCAATTCCTAAAGTTGCTCCTATTATTAGACAACTTGGCGGAGATGTTAAAGACTTAGCATTTTTCTTAACCGCTATGAAAGAAGGCGGTATTAATGCATCTGAAGGTGCAAACGCATTAAAGTCTGGCCTTGCTTCTCTTATTAATCCAACAGATAAGGCATCAGAAATGCTTGCTGGATTTGGAATTAATATTAAAGGAATTGTAGAAGCCAATGCTGGAAATCTTCGTGCTATTGTTGTTGGTTTTGCACAAGCATTAGACACTCTAGATCCACTAAATCGTGCTCGTGCTATTGAGCAATTATTTGGTAAATTCCAGTTTGCTCGTCTGTCTACTCTATTCCAAAATGTTATAAAAGATGGAACACAGGCATCTAGAGTATTAGATTTAATGTCTGCAAGCACAGAAGAACTAGCAATTTTATCTGAAAGAGAGTTAGGTAAAGTTGAAGAGGCTATTGGTGTTCAGTTTACAAAAACATTAGAAGAGGTAAAACTACAACTTCTTCCACTTGGAAAATTATTCTTAGAGTCAATGCTTCCAGTTCTTAAGTTTGTTGGTAGAATAATTGAAAACTTTAATGAACTTGGAGATGGAACAAAAAGATTTATATTAGTATTTGCTACTGCTTTTCCAGCAGTACTTATGGCCCTTGGTCTGTTTGGTAACTTAGTAGGAAATACTGTTAAAGCAGTATGGGGCTTTACTATGATAATGAGAAAAGCAACAGGTGCATCTACCGTACTTGGTTCAACTTTTAATTATATGACAACTGCTGAATTAGAAAATGTTTCAATGACAGCAGCAATGAACACTGGTCATACAAAATTAATAGAGGTATTTAATATTGAGGCTACCGCTGCAAGACAACTTGCTATAGCATACAATCAGGCTTCTGCTGCTGCTGCTCGTTTGGCTGCTACTAATCCAGGATTTTTTGTTGGTGGTAAGGCAGGAGCAGCGGGTGCAACATCAAAACTTCCAAAGAAATTTAATCGTGGAACAAAAAATGTAAAATATTATGCAAAAGGAACAGACACCGTACCTGCAATGCTTACTCCTGGAGAGGCCGTTATCCCTGCAGAGTCAGCACAAGATCCAGCCAATAAGCCATTAATTCAGGCAATGATTGCTGGGGAAAAGGCACAAAGTTTTGGTGTTGGTGATTCAGAAGTCAAGTCTCAGTCTGCAGGATTAAGCGCTGCAGCAAAGAAAAGAAATGTTGCTGCTAGATCATATATGATTTTAAGTCCACAAGAAGAGGCGGCAAAAGAAAAAAGATCTCAGGCTGCAAAACGTGGATGGGAAACAAGAAGGCTTAATGCCATTAAGAACGAAACAGCAATGATTCAGCAAAGCGCTGAAGATAAAAAGAAAACTCAACAAGCAGAAAGAAAAGCAAAGGTTGGTAAAATTGCTGGCGGAGTTAGCGCTGGACTAGGAGTTGCCTCAATGGGTGCCTTTGCAACAGGCAATACTGGTCTTGGAATGGGATTGATGGGTGCATCTTTCTTAGCAAGTTTTGCTCCATTGTTAATGAATCCATATGTTGCTGCTGGTGCTGCAGTCCTTGCATTTGCAGGAATAATCTATGCTGGTAATAGAATAATGGCAGAAAGAGCAAGAAAAGAAGAACAGTTTATAAGAAGCATTACTGCAACAACCGAGCAAATGAAAAAGGTTTCTGAAATTACTGGCAAAGTTGGCGCTTCAGAGTTAATGGCAACAAGAAGAACTAGCGGGGTATTAGGACAATATAATGAAGCAGGACGTGTAGGAAGGCAGTTTGGAAGTCAGTTCTTATCATCTGATATTGGCAAACAAGTTAATAAAGCATTTATGACAAACAAAGATGTATATGGAACAGAAAAAGCAGCAAAAGACTTTGCTTTACAATTGGGTGCATATATTTCTGATGGTGTAATGACAGCAGAACAAGCCAGAAGTGTTGCAGAGCAGATCTCTACTAATCTTGGAGATGCTGGATTATATGCAAGAATTACTGGCGAATTAACTATGCTTGTTGGTCCTAATGGAGAAGATTTGCTAAGAGAGCCACTAAAGGCTAGGGTTAACCTAATCCAAGAATCAGGAAAAAAAGCACGGGAACTTCTTAAAGAAACTGATGTTGTGGGTGGGGGGCGCAAGGCTCCAGCACAACTTGCAGGACTTGCTGGCACAAGCGCAGAGTTTGCTCAAGCACAATTGGATGCATTTACTATTTATTATGAAAAACAAATAAAGGCTAAAAAAGACCAACTTGCTATGACCAAGGATAAAGAAGAACAACTTGGAATACAGCAAGAGATCAACATGCTTATTTCGCAACAGATTGCTGGAGAAAAAACATTAACTGCTGAAGTTGCTAAATCTCTTAAGATTTCATTAAAACAATTTAAAGAAATACAAAATACAACTACGAGATCTCTTTTTGGTGGAGATGCCGAAGAAGATGCATATTTTGATGCATTAAAAGGCAAAGTTAAGGATATTTTTAAAGGCACAGATTTTGAAACTTCAGCAAATAGATTGCTTGAAACACTTTCAAAAATTAGTGATGAAAATGCGTTTAGACAGGATGAGTTTAAAAAAGCAGGATTTGAATCCGCAGAGGCTGCCCAAGACTTTGAAGTAGAGATGCAACTTTTGCTTGCAAACAAATTAGCAAACCCAGATCAAATTGAATCAATTATTAGGATGTTTGGTGGTACAGAAGGCGGAAATCTTGGAACACTTAGTGCTGCTTTAAACTTATCAGTTAAAACACAAGGTGCTGCAAAAACATTTGAATTACAATCTTTGCTTGCTGGAATTGGAAGTGGTAAAAAAGCAAAAGCAATAGCACAAAACATTTTCTTAAAAGTTACCGCTTTACCAACAGAACAATTTGATCAAACATCAAAAGCAATTGCTGTAATTAGTGAACTTAATGGTACTGAAATAAATATGAAGGTAATGCTTGAAGGTCTTGGAGAAGACGGCCTATTGCAATTCTCCAGAGATCTAGCAGCAATAGAAGAAATTGATTTTTCTAAAGATCCCAAAGAAATAGCCATTGCTCTTAAAACTGCTGGATTCCCAGAGGGTGGCGTTGATACTATTATTGAAAACTGGGAGTACTATAAAAAACTTGCACCAGAGGTTCGTAAAGAGGCAATACAAAAATATTTAACTTTTTATCAGTTTAGAACAGATTTCCAGGATCCAGAAGCAAAAGCAGAATGGCTAAGCAGATATGCTAAGAAAAAAGCCATGGAAGCATCTCAGGGCAAAAAATATAAAGAAGTATATGATATTGTTTATAGTTTTTCAATGGAGGGCGCTAAAGGTAAAACTGATGAAGAATTAGCACAACTTGATGTTGAAACATTTTATGGTACACCTACAACAACAGATGTTGTTCCACCAGGCGCTGGCGATGGAACAAAGAAGGATAGAGCAGGAAGAGACACAGCACTTGATAATCTTCTCAACAAACTTAAGATGGTTCGTGATGCTGCTATTAATGCCGAGGGTGGAGTAAAAGAACTTCTTAGAATTACCCAGGGTAAAGGAATAAATAAATTCTCTGGTGTGCTACAGCAACTACAAGAGGGTGTTATAGCAAAAGATAAAAAAGGAAAAGTAATTGGTAAAGATATACAGGCCAATAGAGGATTCTTAGATTTTGTTAGTGGTTTAGATAAAGAAACCATGGCTCAATTTATTACGGTCACCAAGAAGGGCAAGGTTGTATTAACTGAGTTTGGCAAGGCTGCCAATGAGGCGTTTGCAGAGTTACCAATTGGAGAATTTCAAGAAAGTCAAAAACGCACTGCAGAAGGGGCTATTGCACAACGTCAAGCATTTTTAAAACTACGTGCTGCTGGTGTTGAGTATGGTCAAGCACTAGAAATGATCAAGGATGAATCATTGGCTATTGCTATTGTAAGTAAAGACATTAAGCCAGATGAATTAAAAGCAATGGCAGATGAGGCAGAACGGGCTAAGAAAGAGGTAGAACTTCTTAATTTAGCATTAAGACAAACTGCCCAAGCCACTAGAGATAAAACAACTGAACTGCAAACAACGCTTGCTGCACTTACTGGTGCAACAACTGGTGAGTTACAAAAAATATTATCAGAAGAATTAGGAATTAGCGTCGGTACTTTTACAAAAGAGCAACTTGCACAAATTGCAAATACTCCAGAGTTAGCGCAGGGAATTAGTGATTTACTATCTGGAGCAGTACCATCAGAAGAAATAGCAAATAAGATTAAAGATATTTTTGATGTACTTGAAGGTGTAACAATTAATGCAGACTTACAATTAGGCATTGATATGAAGGTAGATATAGTTGCTGCAATTAAAAAACAAATTGATGAAATTTCTTCGCAAGTAAATAAATATTTTCAGTTGCGCCGTGCATTAATTGAGCGTCAGTTTAGATCAGAAAAAAGAAAGGCAGAAGAAGCAGTTAGGGTTGCTGAGGAGCGTGTCCGTGTAGAACAAGAAGCGGTAAATGTAATTCAAAAGAGAATTGATGCAATTCAAACTGAAATTGATAAAGCAAAACTTGCCATAGAGTTAAGGTTTGATGTACCGTTAAAGACAGCACAGGATGCTTCTGAAAAATTATCTCGCAGCATTGAAACAGATCTTTCTAGAGAAATTGAAAGACTACAAGAGTTATCTGATGACTTATCTCGCAGTGTTGAACTAGAATTTAGTAAACCAATTGAAGATTTACAGTCTCAAATAGATGCATTGTCTCGTAGTATTGATATTAATTTTGAACGGCCAATTGCTGCCTTACAGGAAGAATCATCCGACCTTTCAAATGAGTTAGAGTTAATGGATAGAGTTGTTGATTCTATTAATGAAAAATATGATAAACAAGAAGAATCATTACAAAAAATATCAGATATAAACCAGGATATAGCAAATCAAGAAAAAGCAAGAATATCTCTTGCGGATGCTTTATCACAAGGCGATATTTCTGCTGCCGCTCAACTAGCACAAGAAATGAGAAATGAGGCTGCACAAAAGGCTGTTGGAGATCAATCTGATAACTTACGTTTAGCAAGAGAGCAAGAAATTGGTCGTGTTATTGCAAGTAACGGTATGACTAGAAAACAAATTGAGGATAGACAATTTGCTATTGGACAACAAATATTTGCTCTTGAAGAACAAAGAGAACTAGTAGATATCAGAGTTCTTGCATTACAGGATAGAATATATGCAATTGAACAAGCAAGAGAAATAAAGAATAGAGAAATGAGCGTTCTTGCAGATCAAATTTATACTCTTGGAGAACAAAGAGAACAGCAACAATTAATTCTTCGTGGTATTGAAGATGATATTTATAATATTGAAAAGGCTCGTAAGGTTGAACTTGATGCAATAGAAATTAAAGAGCGCCAAATCCTTACTATTAGGCTTAGTGAATTGCTTCCTGCACAAGCACTACTTGATATAGAAAACAGTAAATTAGATGCAGCACGTTTAACACTAGAAAAAGTTCAACAAAGAACTGAGGCTGCTCTTGCTGGTTTGCAGGCAGAAGAAGACGCTTGGGGAGATGTAGAATTGGCAATTCTTGATGCAGAACTTGCTACTTTTAATTTTAATAAGGAATTAGAAAGAGCAATTGGTCTTGCAAAACAACTTGCTATTGCGATGGGAGGAACATATTCAGCAAATAATAAAGTGGGCAGTAGTGGTGGTGCAGTAGTAAGAGAAACTAAAACTGTTGTAAAGTCCGTATCAAAGACAAAGTGTGCTTCTGGAAAAGCAAACTATATAGAAGAATATGTTAATGGATTGATGCAATCATCTACATTTTCCTCATGCGTTGTTGCAGATTCTTCAGAGTCTAGTGATCCAAATAAAGCAGCAGCAGACAAAGCAGCAGCAGATGCAGCAGCACTAGCAGCAATTGCTGCTGCCGATGCGGCTGCTGCCGCCTTAGCCTTAGAAAAAGTAATTAAAGAAGGCGCAATTAGCACTATAATTGCAGCAGGCACTACCGAAGAAATTAATAATGCAGTAGCGGCTGCGGTTTCTGTTGGCGAATCTGCATCAAATATAGCGAATGCAATGTTTTCTGGACTAACTCTTCAGGGTATGGATCCATCTTTGGCAGCGTCTACTGCAAGATATACTGGACAAGCAATTGCATATCAACAAAGTCTTTCTAAGCCTAGTGGCGGCGGTGGTGGTGGTGGATTCTATGGAGAGATGCAGATGTTGGCAAAAGGTGGAATGGTAAAGCCAAAATATTTTGGTTTTGGAGGATTTGCAAGGGGTAGCGACACAATACCAGCCATGTTATCCCCTGGAGAATTTATTATGAGTAAATATGCTGTAAAAGATTTTGGTGTTGATAATATGAAAGCCATAAATGATGGCACATACAATGGTGATTCAGTGTATAATTATAGTATAAGCGTAAATGTTAAATCTGGTGCAAATCCTGATGAAATTGCAAGATCAGTAATGACACAGATTAAACAAATTGATTCACAAAGAATTAAGGGACAAAGGGTTTAATTATGGCTACCGCTGCATATATGACAGGTCGTAAGCGCTATCAGCGCCCAGAAGCAGTCCTTTGGTCTAACAATTCTGGCACATTAACAAGTGGTATTTATCTTCCAAATGGGTTTGAAGTTGGGGCTGTTGTTCCTGGCGGTACAGATCAAGACTTAATTGATCAGTTCTTAATCTTATCTGACAATAATCGTGGAGAAATTAGTTTTGATCAACAAAGAATTGAAAAGCGTCAACGCACAATTAATGGTCGTATGCGTTCATACCATATCGCAGATAAACTTAGTATTAGTATGTCTTGGAATATGCTTCCATCCCGTGCATATTTTGAGGTGGCAGATTTTGATTCTACTGGCATATCTCCATATAAAAATACATCTGGAGAATTTACAACAGATGGCGGTGCTGGCGGGGTAGCAATATTAGACTGGTATCAATCACATCCTGGACCATTTTGGATGTACCTAGCATATGATAAATACAGCAACTTTAAAACAGGTGGAGAAATCACAGATGCTTCATTTGGACACCTAGCACAATATAATCAAATTATTGAAGTTTATTTTGCAGATTTTAACTATTCTGTCGTAAAACGTGGTGGTAGCACATATGATTTCTGGAATATAAATCTAACCCTTGAAGAGGTCTAAATGTTTATTAATGAAACATTAAAGACTCATCTAGAAACATCAGCAACAATACAACTAAGATCTTTGGTTCTTGCTGAGTGGAATATGAATATGCCAGACAATATATTTTTGCTTGGTAATTATCGCTACCGTCCAACAACGGCAGGCTCAGACTTTTTTACTTTGCCAGTTATTTTTGATTCTTTGGATTCTGGCGGGTATTACACAGGCGCCACAGATGCAGATGTAGTAGTAGATGGTGGATTTGATAATAGTGGAACACCACAACAGTTTACTCTTTTAAAAGAAAAAATGAAAATGCTTTACTCTTTAGAGGATTGTGTAAGGCCATTTAGGCCACGTTCTGGTATCAATAAGCCTTTATATTTTTCTGGAACATATTTGCCAAATTCTGGTTCAGCAATGGCACAGCGTCCACGTTGGTATATGCCATCAAGATATGATCAGTTTAGATATTGGACTTCTTATAGAACAGAAGATAACGTTGAATATGGAATTGCTAAAAATATATCAAATGGTTTAAACTATATAGATGATACTGCTCCTTTTGTAGTTTATAAAAATCAAGTTCCAGCAAATAGAATTGTGATAAAAATGCAAACTGGTGTTGGAGATATTAATTTAGGACCATATAGTACTGCAACGGGATCAATATCTGACCCATTATATGGTGAACAAAATAAAAGAACTCCAACAAGATGGAGAGTGCAGTATCTTAATGGGGATAATTGGGTAGATGCATATACTTTTAGAGAAAATGATACAAGAGCAGATGGATCAGCAATTATTGGACCAGACGGATATGTTGAATTGCAATATGGATTAATTATTCCCGATGCTTATAAAGATATATATAGATTTGCAGAAACATTATCTTCAAGTACGCTGCTTCCAGAGGCACCGCTAGTTGGCTCTGCTTATCTTGTTATTCAAAATACTGGAGACATTGGAAATTTTTATATTTGGGATGGAGATAGTTACGAAACCTTTACACCAGAATATGGGTGGATTCTTGGCTCTGAAGTAATTACAAATGAAACATCTTTTGTAACAGATCTAACTTCGCCAGCATCCTTTACAGATCCTGTTGCTGGTGGAACATCTTACAGAGAGTTTCAATATATGCGTGGCATTAGAATTGTTGTTGAAGTAATGAATAAATTTGATTCAACATTTGATCTTATTGAGTTCTCACCAAGATTATTAGTAGATTTATCAGATAAAACAATTCAATATGATATTACAAAAATATTATCAGATGTTGGAGTTACATCTTTGCCAGTAGGGCAATTACTTGCATCAACTGGAACGATGTCTGTTTTTGATGATGATCAGGCATTTAATGAAAACAACTCGTCTAGTATCATTGCTGACTATGTAAGAAAAAATATTAAGTTTTTATTTTATGAAGTAGTTAATAGCGTAGAAGACACAGACGGCTTTTTGTATGATTATTACATTCCCGTTAAAACCATGTACTCTGAGGGACTCCCACAGGCTGATGTAGATGCGGGATCAATTAATATTGAATTAAGAGATTTTTATTTTTTCCTTGAGTCTATGCCAGCACCACGATTATTACTAACTCAGGCATCTTTAAGTTTTGCAATAACTACATTGTTAGACTATATTGGTTTTACAAACTATACTTTTAGAAGAATAGATGGAGAATCTGATCCCGTCATACCATACTTCTTTGTTGCCCCAGATCAAAACGTAGCAGAGGTTTTAAACCAACTTGCAGTAGCAACACAAACAGCAATGTTTTTTGATGAGTATAATAATTTTGTTGTAATGAGTAAAAATTACTTGATGCCAACTGTAGATGAAAGACCAACAGACTTTATATTACTTGGAAACAATAATCAATCTGACACTGGTGTTATTGAAAATTCTTCTTCTGGAGATTTGCCAAACATAGTATCTATTGCTTCTCAAGATAAAAAAGTATATAATGATGGAAAAATTTCTTATACTACAAGATATTTGCAGAGATCTTATGGATCAATTAGACAATCAAGCATGATTGATAGAGAAAAAACTTGGATTTATAAGCCAGCCCTTTTGTGGGAAGTAGCGGGAACGGAAAGCACTAAGACAATAAATGAGGTTGCTGCAAAACAAGGCAACTATGTTTTGGGTGCTATGCCTATCAATTCTAACTTACCAGCAACCCCACCCGTGGTATCTGGCGGGGTAGTCATAAATAACACAATAGATCTAGGTGAAAGCGTATACTGGTTAACAAGATATCAAGGATATTTCTATGCTAATGGAGAAATTATCAGGTTTGATGCTGCTGAGTTTAATATTACAGGAACTGGAAATGTTTGGATAAGTAGTAATCAGGAGTATCAAAGATATTTTTCTACCCTTCCATTTAATGGAAAAATTTATCCCACAGGATTAGTTCGTATTTATTCTGTTCCTTTTTATGAAACAATTGATGGTATTGAGCGTTTGCAGCCAGGGGCTGTTTACGAACATGGTCGTGGACAGTTTGGCACACCCATAGTTGAACACAATGCTGGAATAAGTAGTTACTGGAGTGACAATGCCTATGTTCGTGGGTGTGATATGCAAGCACAATACATGTTTACTACTGAACTAGATCCAGCAGTCCCATCAACTACAACTGGCGCTGCTGGAGTTAGCAATGATTTAGCAAAACAAACAACCAGAAACGGTATTATTAAAAACTTTATGTCAACAACATATTTGACTGAAACTGCAGTCAATGATTTAAAGTCAACTCAGGCAGGCACAATGCAGTCATCGGCTTTAGTTATGAATGGTCCATCTTTTAAAACTACAGAAACACCACTTAATTTTGTTTCTTATGTTTATAAAAATCTAGACGATGCATATAAACTATTTGGAACAAGAATGAGAATTATTGGCAAGATTGAGAATAATGAAAATCGTGCACAAACTCCAATTGGTAGCACATCATACTACCAGGTTACTGGAGCATTGCCAAATCAAAACATTAGCATTGGTGGAGGGTCTGGCGGTATAGCGGTATTGCTTAATCCAGAAACAAACAATGGTTATTACTTTGAAATAGTGGCAATGACAGAGGACAATATTGAATCATATATTACGATAGACAATGCTGGAAATCCAAACATATCAATTAACAATGTTGTGTTTTATAAAATTAAAAAAGACTCTTCAAGTAATGATGCAATCCCTGTAAAACTTTGGGGTGGTTTAACTAATATAATTGTAGATGATGGCAGGTTTACTGGTCAGTACAGAATGTCTGGAGAAGAAAATTCAACGGTATATGACCTATCAGTAGAGTATGAAGACATTGGAACTACTCGCAGGTTTTACCTGTATATTAATAATAAATTAATTCAGATAGTTGATGACACAGATCCTCTTCCAATTTATAACAACATGGCACCATTTGTTCGTGGATCTTCTAGAGTAATGTTTGAAAATGTTTATGCCCTTGCAGAAAATTATTCACAAAACACGGTGTTTACTGTTGGAGAAACCTTATCTAGTGCTTTTGGAGATAAGGGCATTGATGCCAATGAGTCATTTCGTAAATATGCAATGAGCGGAATTATTCAGGCTACATATCTCACAGGAATAAGTTCTGAGCAACCACCAAAATATAATATGTACTTTGATGAGTTTGGCACCATTATGCGTGAATGCTCATACTTTGACATAAAATATGATCGTTCATACCCAGCACTTTATGCACAACTATCCCCAACCTTAAACAGAATTAAAGGATATACGGTATCTGGTTTTCAGGCAGATTCTTATGGAGCAGAGTTTTTAATATTTAATGCAACAGACACCGCTCTTAACTTAGACGAAACAACTGGTAATTATCTGAGAATTCAGGGAATAACATTTACGCAGGATACCACCTACGAATTAACAGTAGACGAGTATTTTAGAAAAACAAGCAACCTCTCAAATCCACAATTTCAGGGTAGTGCAATTATTACATCACCTCTTGTAGAAAAAGCAAAGTATGATGAAATAAAACAAAGCAGAATGATATATGGAAAGAATGAGTTTGCAATTGAAAGTCCATATATACAGAGTGAAGATGATGCACAACAGTTAATGGGCTGGATTATTAACAAGGTTATGGTTCCTAAAAAGGCTATAGGTGTAAATATGTTCTCTATTCCAACACTACAACTTGGGGACATAGTTACAATCAACTACAAAGATTCTACAGGTCTTGATCTTGTTGCCCCAACATCAGATAGGTTTGTAATATATAATATTAAGTATGAAAGAGATATAGATGGTCCAAGCATGACGCTATATCTAAGTGAGGTTTAATATGTCAGAAAATACATCAGTATCACCATTACCAATGACTCCAAACAGCGCTGGACTTAACATTAATGCTTTTGCCGTAAATCCAGTTTTAACTGCACCAATAGATACAATTCTTTTAAATGAAGAAACAACGCCAGTAGAGGTTATGGCAGATCTTCTGTTTGAAAATATTGGAGGGCAAGAGTTAATTAATATTGCTAGAAATGATACAGTAAATGGTCAAAATATTATTTATCAGCCCATTAAAAATCTATCAACAATTCAACAACAATACAACCCTAATAATATTGTTAGTCTTCAGTCTACCTCAGATACATATTTTAGAAACTTTTCAATTAAATTTGAAACTAAGGTGCCCAATGTTGGCAATGGTCCCAATGGAGAGCATATCTATATAGATACAGATAATGGTGGGCTGGTTATTGAGGTTATCAATATTGAAGATGGCGAACAAATTCAGGTAGAAATAACCACAAGTGGTACAATATATGAGGCGGAATTATGATAACAAATACTGGACAGGCTATTATTGGTAAGTACCTTCTTGGGCAGGCACCTGCCTATGCCTCTTATATAGCCGTAGGATGCGGCGCACAGCCCCTAGCAACTGCTGACCCATATGGAGACTACTCCGCAAAAGAGAATCTTGATTTTGAGATGTTTAGGGTTCCAATTTCTTCAAGAGGTTTCGTAAATGATGGCGGTACAGAAAAATTAGTCCTAACAGCAGAATTACCAACAGAAGAAAGATATGAAATAACAGAAATAGGGCTATATTCAGCAGGGTCAAACCCATCTGCTGGAGCCTATGATAGCAAAACTGTCTTTGCTTTTACACAAGGAGAAAATTGGCAATATCATAATCAATCATCTGCATCTGCTATTCCCACAATTACAGAGCCATTAGATGATCCTAATGATGACAATATTATTGCTACCGCAGATCCAGTGTTTCAAACAAATGCTGACAACTCCATATTTTTCAAATCTCCAAGAACAACAAGATATGAGCGTTGTAGATTTTTAAATAATATGATTATGGTAGTTGGAGACGATGCTGACCTTACTATTGATCCTTCAACTGGAAGTTCTAGTGGTCATTTTTATATTGAACCAGGATCTAATCACATTCATTTAACTGGTGCTGATGTAGATTTTTCAAAGAATGCTCCAACAGATCAATTAAGACTTGCCTTTTCTATAATAAGCAAAAATGGAAGTTCTAGCGCTGTTCCAGATACCGTTCGTATTTTAGTTGATTTTGCTTCAACAGATGCAGAAGAATCTGGCGAGTTTGCAAGATTTGAAATTGAATTAAATAATGGCTCTGGTACTGGTGGAACTTATGATTTTGAAGAAAATAGATATTATGTAATAACAGAGCAATTGCAAAATCTTTATGTTACTCCTAATTTTACTTGGGATGCTGTAACTGTTGTTAAAATTTATACGTCTATCCAGAACTCAGATGTTCCAACTGGAGATTATTACATAGCATACGATGCTTTAAGACTAGAAAATGTTTCTACTATTAATCCGCTTTATGGATTAACTGGGTATTCTGTTATTAAAAATACAAATGCAGAAACTGTTATTAAAAACCCAAACACGAGCAACTATATTGAATTTAGATTTACTGTCGGAGTTTCATAATGGCAGATTCAGGTATTAAAAAATACCGTCAAGCATACGCTGACCTTCCACCAATAAGCAGTGAAACTGAAGGGTATTCACTAAGATACAGAATTATTTCTGAAGATAGAAACAGAGTTTCCCACTGGTCGCCAGTTTATCTTATTGTTCCAGACTATACCTATGTTTCTGGAGCCATAAGTTTTACTACTGGTGGACAGATAGCAAGTTTTACATGGGATCCCGTAATAGTTTTAAAAGATACATCTACAGTTTCAGATATTAATAATAAACAATTAACTACTGATATTGCTACATTAACAACAACAGATGCACACTATATGTCAGTAAATGATTGGGTAACTGTAGAAGGAGTAGATGCTACATTTAATGGAACATATCAAATCAATGCAGTGACTACTAATACCTTTAGTTATTATAAAGATCACGGAAGTGTTGCTTCTACACCAGTAAGTCCTGCGGGCACATATAAAACTAATTCATTAATCAGAAATGCAACGGGATATGATATTTGGTTAAGATGGGATAGAAATGATGGTGGAGATTGGATTTATAAAGAAAGAATTCAAACAACGTCTATTTCTTATTCATACCCTTTATTTTATACAATAAATGGAGTTGTTCAACCATCAGCACCAAATAGGGTTAGTGTTGAAGTATATCTAACAGGACAACCTATTGCTAGAGCAGACGGCGCTGCTGGAACACCATTTTTAAAAGTATATAGAATGCTAAATGAAACGATCTAGTGATATAATGGAGATATATGGCTAAAGTACCGCTACCAGAACGAGGACAACCTTTAGATGTTACATACATCTATCAGTTGGCTGATACTATAAATGATATTTCAACACAGGTTTCATCAGCAACTTATAATTATACGACAGTAGACACTACTAGCGCTGGTAAGCAGAGCATTAAAACATCAGAGGCTAGGATCGTGGGTGGTATTGTAGATGTGGCAAACAATTCTACTGTAAGCGCTGGTAACGAAAAGACATTTGCATATGACTTTCCATCAGACTTTAAGTATGCTCCAATTGCTACTGCAACTGCTTTAAATACTGGTAATACACCAGCAGGTCAAAATGTTACGGTTATTTTAAAATCTGTAACTACATCAAGAGTAGAGGGAATTGTTAGATTCGGTGCCTCTGGAGATTTATCTCTGGCTGTACATCTAATTGTTATTGGCATTCCTAATTAAGGGGAATAGGTTAAATGATTCATTGCAGAAAATGCAAGGGTAGAATGTTTGTTGACAGACAGTACTCTAGCACTATACACCTAGAGACATACTGCATCTGTTGCGGAAGTAGAAATTTTTATCATCCGCCTTCTGATAGCAGGGAGGGTGTATGGCTTTTAAACCAAGAAAACTTGAGAGCAAAAACTACAATAGCGAGCCTGTAATCAAGGGTAACCAAAATATTTGGTTTTTAAATAACAACCTTGTAAGATTGCACCATAGTTCAAGATCAACTGGAATGGTTACTGTTTACAATATTACTAAAGATAGATTAGAAACTTGTTTAAGATCTGACTTTAGGCGTAATAGAGAAAGAGCCTACACTGTATCAGAAACTGCAAGACTTGTCAATAGGCATCGTAAATATTTTCCATCTTTAATTAAACGAGGAGTTATTCCACCGCCAGTAGGTGCACAAGTTGGCGGTACTAGAGGATGGCAAATAAGAGCCTACTACTCTGAGTCGCAATTAAAAGAGATACGTGATATACTGGCAAGTATACATATGGGTAGACCAAGAAGAGATAATTTAATAACAAATAGTATAACGCCTACGAATCAAGAGTTGACACGAAGAATGGGCGATGGTATACTTACATATACAAAAACTGAAGATGGCAGGTTCATACCTGTTTGGACAGAGAGCATTAATTAGCCTTTTGAAGGAGGCAGTGGTGGAACAAAGAAATGAAACAAAGGTATCTGCAACACTTGGATACACTCTTAATCTAGGCAACTTTCAATCTTTACGAGTTGACCTTGGAGTAGTTGATACAGTTCGTGATGGCGAAACTACAAACGAGGCAATGAATCGTGTATACGATTTTGTTGAAGCGAAGGTTGTTGAAAAAGTACAGGAAGCAAGAGAAGCAATAACTGAGGAGTAATCGTGGTTGATCGCAAAGACCGCATGGCTTTGCTCAGTCGCTACAATAAACTCCATTTGCAGAGATACGAGCAAAAGTCTAATCTCAATCTTAATGTTGAGCAATGGGCATCAGATGCCTTGATAGAGTCTTATGGACTCAATGCTTGTTATGATTTGCTGGCTTATTATTTTGAGGTATCTCAAAACCCTTCTTGGAACTTTTTTGCATATAATGCACAACAAATTATTAATGGTAGGGATGCGGTAGAAAAAGATTTAATTGAAAGAGCAGAGCGTAGGAAGTTGGCGAGGGAGTGGTTAAGTGAGTAATTCAGAAGCAAAGTTGATATCAGCAGTTCTTGAGGATAAGCAAGTTCATGTGTTGCTTCAAGCAAATATAGACTCTCTTCTTCGCACACACAGCGATGTCTGGCACTTTATAAAGCGGTACTCAGAATCAAATGGTACCGTTCCACCAGCATCTTTAATCATTGAAAAGTTTAGAGATTTTACTCCGATTCCAGGGGTAGGCGCAACAAAACATCATCTTGAAGAATTACAAGCAGATTATTTAAATGATAGCCTTAAAGATATTATTCGTAATGCTGCTACTGATGTTCAGGGTGGACAAGGGGTAAAAGCCCTTGAAGAATTAATTACAAAAACATCCGAATTAAAAAAGAATACATCTGCTA